CACACTTTCGTGTGGGCTCAGGAATCCGGCGCAATGTCGGATTGGTGCTCAGTCTTTCGTGCACTCCATTCACAATTAAGCGAAAGGAGTTTGTATGTCACAGCGTCGTGTACGCAGTAGCAATAGCGCAGTTCCTGTGCTATTTACCGCTACTGATTTTCGTTGGAACTCTTCTAATACTGTTAATTATGTGAATGGCAATGTTGATGGCCAAACACGTAATATGACAGATATAGTAAGTTCTAACTATCGAAAGCGCATTGAACATGGGGAGGTTATATTTAACCCTATGTCCAGTGTGAAAACGTCGTACTCGGTCTCTCGCGGAACGCGAGTTGTGACTTATACAGCCGCCCCTCCACCCTATGCCACTGGTACACTCTGGAAAACAACTAGAGATGGTAACAATGGCTTGGGGTATCCCGATTACGTTTTGCCGGATGCAAGTGGACTTTTACTGTCCGCCTGTACGTCGGCTTTGGCGAATATCGAGAGACCTGAAGTTTCGGGGGGGATAATACTTGGTGAAATGCTAACTACGCTTAAGATGATTAGGCACCCGTTAGACTCTTTGAATACGCTGAGCAAGAAGGTTCTCAAACGCCGCAAGCTTCTTTTGTTGAAGCAAGCTGCGATTGAGAAGAAACTCCTTCGGATGCGTCGTACTAAAAGAGTGGGTGCCAGTGGCAATGTCGACAAAATACTGGAAGAACGTCTGGCTCGTACAGAAATTGAGCTCAAAGATGTTCTGAAAGCTATTGCCGGCACTCACCTCGAGATTCAATTCGGAGTGATGCCACTTATTAATGATCTTAGAACAATTGTGAAACAACTCGGGAATTGGAAACCTCCACGCTTAACTGCGCGTGGGAAGGACTCCACTATGGTCGAAACAATTGGTACAAGGAATTATAATGACGGGCAAGTTCGGGGTATTATTACCGATTTTACTCGCGTTACGACGACTGTACGTGCTAGTTGTTTCTATGAGACCAGAGCTGAAAATACTACTCAGTGGGGAGTTGCTTTATCGCAACTACCTCTTACTGTGTGGCAATTGCTGCCTTTGAGTTTCGTAGTAGACTGGGGCTTGAATGTCGGACGGCTTATTGCCGCTTGGACGCCCAATTTCCAAATTCGTCGCCTCGCCGAGGGTGTGGTCCGTATCACGCTTATAGAGCAAACATCGACCTTAGGGCCGATTACTGCTGTGTCAGCTGGTTGGACCGCCACCGGTGGAGGCGACGTGGTTACGCGCACGATTGAGATACGTGAGCGTATGCCGATGAACTTGGGGACCCAGACTGGGTTATTCTGGCACGCCAGAATGAACACAGGAAAATGGTTCTCTTCGTTAAGTCTCATTCTTCAACGTCTTTTATAGACACTTTTTATTTTAAAGAAAGAAGGCATAACATGCTTATTAATACAAGAACTTACAGTTCCGACCGTGTCCAAGCAGATGCAGTGCGCTACACGGGTGTGTCCAACACTCTTACCATTAAGGATTGGTTTGAGATGAAACGGACATACCCCAAGCCCACTAGCACCTTCTTGGGTGTGGGTCGTTCCTCGTTCAAGTTTACTAAGACAGTTGTTGTGAACGCCGTAACTGGTGCAACAGCCGATCTCATTTTCTCCGGTAGTTGGTCTGTCCCTGTTGGGGCGACTACTACCGTGGTTGATGCGATGGGTGCCGACGTCGCTGCCTGGGTGAATACCACAGACGGCAAGGCGTTGGCCAACGGTCTCGATATTAACGCGTAATTCTGCGTTATGAAGAAGATCGTTGTACAAGTGTTGTTAATTTTAACAACGCTGTTGCTAGGTCACTATGGTATAATTCAAGTGCCCGTTCCCAACTTTAACGCAATAGGAGAGAAATATGTCCTTCCCCACTGTCAAGGAACTCAGTGTTCCGAAACATCTGTCGAGAACCCTACCTAGGGAACTCTTCAGTGCGTTAGCGACTGACTTAGGTCTCAGCTCTGAACCCAGTGTACAGCAAGCTCTCGTTTTCTTAGAAGACGAGAAGTACATTGAGTTCTTAGCTGTTGCCGATTCCTGGTGTCGACAGCAGTATGACACCTTTGCAGAACATTTTGCATGGAATCAGCTTGGCTGTTTGCTTAGTAAGTATCCTTTCTCGGGGTCTTCGGACCTCGTAAATGCAGCTTTGAAGAAGTTTTACGCTTCAGAGCATAAATGCAGAAGGATGAATGATAAGTTTCGATCACTTAAGAAGCGTGATCTGCATACCATTCGACTAGGTGACCGGGTGAATGTTGCCCGCTCGTGGATTTTGAGGGTACTCGGTGCAAAACCGAACCTCACGTCCATATACAACAGCTGTGACTTTGGACCTGGAGCAAGTATTGGTGTTCATGGAGATATAACGAATAAAGGTCGGAAGTTAACCGACCGATTCTCCGTGAGTCCCAGTGCCGCCCATAACGCCTTTGCTGCTCTTTCCACAAACTGGCACATTTGGGAGCACCTTCTTGGTGAACCCGTGTGTGTCGACATCGAAGCGTTTTACGCCAAGTGTCGAGAGAGTAGTAAATACGTGTCGCATAATCTAATAACTACTGTACCGAAGAACGCGAAAACTAATCGCACCATCGCCATCGAACCCACTCTTAATTCTTATCTGCAAAAAGGCATTGATACCGAACTCCGTCGTAAGCTTTTGGAGGCAGGTATCGACCTTTCTGATCAGACAAAGAATCGGCTGTACGCCGAGATTGGAAGCAATGGCGGTGTTAATCCTTTCTCTACTATCGACCTGAGTGCAGCGTCCGATTCGATTTCTATCGAATTGGCCCGGCTTTTGCTGCCGGCTGCTTGGTTCGACCTTCTGAATGCGACTCGTAGTCACCAATATGTTGTTGGTGACTGCGCTCCGCGTTATTATCAGAAGTTTTGTAGTATGGGAAATGGATTCTGCTTCCCGCTGGAGACGCTGATATTTGCGTCTGCAGTACACTCTGCCTATGCTGTTACCGGCGACCGCGATTTCGCGGTTTACGGCGACGACATAATCGTACGGCAGAACTCAGCTCTCTTGACACTAGAAATTCTTAGTGTCCTCGGGTTTAAGGCCAACCAGGATAAAACTTTCCTGTTTGGCCCGTTCCGAGAGAGCTGTGGAGCAGATTTCTTCGATGGTCATGATGTACGTCCATACTTCTTGAAGAAGCCTATCGTGAATTACGATGACATCTTCAAAGTTCTCAACTTTATCTCGCGTCGTGGGCGAAATTTGCCCCTGACTTGGGATTATCTTTTTTCGATAATTCCAGAGAATATGCGTTTGCTTCGACCCTATCATCGTGATACAGACGGCGCCATAACTGTAAGTTTAGAGGCATTTATGTCCTCTCCTTGCGGTAAGTGGTCCCCGGCGTTACAACGATGGATGTGGGCTGAAGTTAAGCGTGTAGCTGTTGAGGATAGTACCCGGTATACAACCGGTGTGCAAATGTATGTGCTGCTGAGTGGTGCGCTTTCATCGCGTGCTGGCTCCCCAGTAATGACTAAGCGTCTTAGAACGCGTACGGCTATCAAGGTTAGACCTTGGTAGAATTCTGCTGCTCGTAAGACAGTGGATTTAGGGACCGCTCTCCGGAGATATGGTCCCACAGGGAACGCCATTTGGCGTTAAGGTG